GGGTTGAGCATATCTGGAATGATGTCACACAATCTATCTAGGTCATCATCACTCATACCGCAGGCGGTGATTTTCTCACCATTTCTCTGCTGCTCATCAGCCTTAAAGCAAGCGTCAGCCAACGACTTCAAAGCTGTACCTAGCAACTTATAACTTAATATCTTTCCCATATCTTATGCACAAATTTTACGTCCTAGTTTCGTATCATTAACAAACATTCTAGCAAAGTTATACAAATAGAATATAGTTGTCACGACCATGACCGTAAAGCATGAATCCACCATATCTTTAGTTGTGTACCAACTCCACTCTACAATATGAGCCGCATTGATGCCTAAGAAGTATATAAATGGAATGCGATACCACTGGCACAAGAAGAAAAATCTACTTGCAAGTATCGTCACCATCGGCAGGACGTAAACCATGAAATAAATAAAGATATAGCAAGGCATATTTTCATTATAGGGGATAAACATCTCACGGGGATGCTGAGAGAACTCCCAAATGCCGTATGCGTGGAAGAACATAATAATGATAGGCACATACTTGCAGAACCAGCGGAAGAACTTTAATATTCTCCTGCTATACCGATTACCATGCTTCTTAAGCATATCCATCAGTTCCGTCACATCAATGTCCTTTATCAACCGTTGGACTTCGGCTTCTTGTTCTAGTGTCATATAACCTCCCTTTTTGTTAGTTGTTGATGCAATTATAGTTCTTAAAAGAAAGAATTTGCCACAAAATTACAGCTTTTTGCACAATTCCGTTCATTTTGCACAATATTTTATAGTTAAATTTTATAAAAGTAACAATCTGAAAGTAATAAGTCACAAAAATAGCGTTAGAACGGCTTTCTTGCCAAATTCTAACGCTATTAGTGTTTATCCTATCACAACCTCAAGGCTCTCCATATCAGCGAACTTCAAGCCGCAATCTTTCGCTGCCTTGAACAACTCCTTCTCGTCAACTGCCTCGATGGCTACCTCTACCTCCTTGTCGGCAAGTTCCTTGAAATACTTCTCGGTCTTCTGCTTCTGATTGAAGAAGTACTCATTGACCTCAGCGAACTTGGCTGAATCGTCCTTGGTGTATTCGTAGCCCTCATC